ACACAGAATTTAGACATCAACGGAGGAAATTTCTGAAATGGCTAGTATAATTAGAATCAAACGATCATCGGGTACAGCCAAACCCGCTAGTTTGAATTGGGGTGAAATGGCGTATGTTACTGGTATCGGTAGCTTCGGTGGAACACTTCAGTATAAAGATAGAATATTCTTAGGGGATGATGGAAGTAATGTAAACCCAGTAGCGGGTCATTTCTACACCTCGATGATGGAACACGCAGCAGGAACTCTTGCAGGTGTGACCAATACAAGAAATAGTGATGGTGGTATAGTAGCAATTCTTGATAGTGATCGAAAGATAGATTTATGGAATGTAGATAATTTAAGATTAGATGGCAATGAATTTTCCTCACAAAATACTGATGGCGATATTGTCGTAAATCCGAACGGATCTGGTGATGTTGTAATACCTGATGACACTAAACTTGGTTTTGGTGGAGGAGCTAACGGTACAGCAGCGATTGATGCATTTATTCGCTATGATGAAGCAGGTATTGATAAACTTGAAGTTGGTGGAAGTCGTGTAAGATTTTCAAATGATACTCAAGCAAATACAGTAACTGATGGTTCTGTATCATTTGATGGTGGTGTCGGTGTTGCGAAGAACTTGATCATTGGTGGTGAAATGAGAGCACCAGGTGGTGGTCGATTTGATAAAATATTAATAAGAGAAAATGTAATTTCATCAATTTCAGGTTCTAATAATACAATCTTCATTGATCCATTTCCAGATGGTTTAAGCAATGAGGGTGATGTTATTATCAAAGGTAACTTACAAGTTGATGGTACAACCACTACAGTTAACTCGACGCAGACAACTGTAAATGACCCAATCATGATGGTTGGTGATACTACCAGTACCAGAACTGTGATGACAACTCATAACTCTGGCACATCCACTGTTGTTATTGATCAAGTAACAGGTATTGCAGTTAATGATACACTTTTACATCCAAGTTTTTCAGCAAGTGGTATTACAACCGTTACTAACATTAATACTGGAACTAAAACTCTAACATTCCAAGGTGTATCAGTTGCAGGGATCAGTACACAGACTGAAATCACAGTCGTACATGCAACAGATACTAACACTGACCGTGGACTTGGATTTACCTATAATACTGGTATTGGAACTGCAAACTCTACTGATGGTTTCTTTGGACTAGATGATAGTTCAATTGCATCAAGCACTGCTGGAACAGGAAATCACGGAACACATGGAGATGATAGTCGTAGATGGACTTATGTTCCAGATGCAACAATATCAGCAAGTGTTGTTTCTGGTACAAAAGGTTTCTTAGATATCAAAGGTATCTACTATCAATCAGGTGATTTTAATTCTGGTGGTGTAGTATGGTTTGATAGTGAGGGTTTACAACAATCAACAAATGCCCCTGCATCTCCTACTATTACTTCTAAACAGGTATTAACTGCTATTACGAAAATTGTACTAACAATGCCTGGTAACGTCACACTCGCTCAAGGCGATATAGTCAAGCAAGATAGTACAAATGCTTTTGGTGTAGTTGAGAGTGCAGTTAATGCAGGTACATCTGTCCCACTTGTTGGTGTTGAAGGTACATTCAATAACTCAAATACTTTAGTAAGAGAAGGACAGAGTGGTGGAACTGCTAACCTTGCAGCACCATCTAGTGTAACGACTACATATGTTAACAAACCACACTGGACATCGACCCTAGACGGAGGAACTTTCTAAATGCCACAAAACAGTGAAGTGGACGTAAACATACTCGTCAACTTATATAATTCTAAATTAGCATCAGCATTAAATCAAAACGTTCTGTTAGAGGCAAAATTACAGACTCTTAAAAATGATTTTGAAAAAGAAAAACAAGAACTTCTAGAAGAAATCGCAAACTTAAAGAATGAATAATGGCTAAACCAAACAGTAGAGGACAATTAATAAATTTCGGTTTGCGTAAACTGGGTTATCCTGTTTTAGAGATTAATCTTGATACAGATCAAATTCATGATGCCCTTGATGATGCACTTCAATTTTATCAAGAGAGACATTATAATGGCATAGAGAGAATGTTTCTTAAGTATAAAATTACACAAGAAGATCTTGATAGGGGAGGGGCACAGGGTACTGATGGTGTTGGTATAGTTACAACAACAGGTATACAAACTAACTCTGCAACGAGTGTAACAAGTAATTTTTATGAAACATCTAACTTTTTAGCAGTACCAGATCATGTTATAGGAGTTAATCGTATTTTTAAGTTTGATACGAGTTCTATTTCTGGTGGAATGTTTAGTATTAAATATCAATTATTCTTAAATGATTTATATTACTTTAATTCTGTTAATCTTTTACAATATGCGATGACAAAAACATATCTAGAGGACATAGATCATTTACTTACAACGGAAAAACAAATAAGATTTAATCAGAGACAAGATAGATTATATTTGGACATAGATTGGGGAGCACAACAATTAGGTGAGTTTATAGTTATAGATTGTTTTCGAGCCTTAGATCCAGAAGAATATAAACAAATATATAATGATCCCTTTGTAAAAAGATATTTTGTTGCATTAATGAAAAAACAATGGGGTATGAATTTAATTAAATTTAGAGGAACTAAATTACCAGGTGGTATTGAATTGAATGGAAGAGAAATATACGATGATGGAGAACGAGAATTACAGGCATTGAGAGATAGGATGGCAATGGATTATGAAATGCCTCCTCTTGATTTTATTGGGTGATGTATCATGGCATTAAATCCACACTTTCTACAAGGATCACGAGGTGAACAAAGATTAGTTCAAAGTTTAATAAATGAACATCTAAAAATTTACGGTCAAGAAGTAACATATATTCCTAGAAAATTTGTTAATAAATCAACAATTATTGAAGAAGTAACAGCATCTAAATTTGATGATAATTTTTCTGTTGAAATGTATGTCAATTCATATGATGGATACTCTGGTGCAGGTGATGTTCTCACTAAATTTGGAATGAGTTTAAGAGATGAAGTCGAACTCACTGTATCAAAAGAGAGGTTTGAGGAGTTTATAGCTCCATTCATGGATGCATCTGATGATATTGATTTATCATCTCGACCAAGAGAGGGTGATTTAATTTTCTTTCCACTTGGACAAAGATTATTTGAGATAAAATTTGTTGAGCATGAGGATCCGTTCTATCAATTAGGAAGTACCTACGTCTATAAAATTAAATGTGAATTATTTGAGTATGAGGATGAAGTTATTGATACTTCAATTGAGTCAATAGATTCACAAGTTCAAGAAGAAGGATATATCGCTACACTACAACTCGTGGGTGTAGGTGTAACAGCAACAGCTGTTGCGTCTATTAATACTGGTTATATACGTGAAATATTCTTAAATAACGATGGATCTGGTTTTACAGGCACTCCAACAGTTGCAATAAGCACATCACCTAGTGGACAATCAGGTGATAATGCAACCGCTGTTGCGTTCACTACAGAAAGAGCAGGTGTCAGATCTGTTGAAAAAATATTACTTACAAACGCTGGTGCAAATTATACAACTCCTCCTATAATTACTATTTCAGGTGGTGGTGGAACTGGTGCTGCAGCTACATGTTCAATCAATACATCATCTCAAGGTGTTGTTAGATTTGTTATGACTGAAAATGGTATTGGATTTGGAACAGTACCTACTGTAACAGTCTCTGTGCCACCTGCAGGTATTGCAAGTGATCGTGCAGTTGGTATTGCATCAATTGGTGATGCTGGTAATGGTTTCAATCGTGTAAATTCAATCTTTGTTGTGAATCCTGGTACAGCATATACATCTGTACCTACAGTCACCATTTCTGACCCAGAGACAATTAGTGGTATCGGAACTTATCTATTCAACGAAATAGTTCAGGGAATGCGTTCAGGAACACAAGCAAGAGTTAAGAATTGGGATCAGGATACTGGTATATTATCAATTAGTAATGTTGGAGTGGGCACCACAACTCTTGGATTCTTTGCTGGTGAGGATATTAAAGGTCTTACATCTGGTGCACTATTCAGTGTTTCAATTTATGACAAGGATGACAGCACCGATAAATATAATGAAGGTGACATATTTGAGTCGGAGGCAGATGCTATCCTCGATTTTACAGAGTCAAATCCATTTGGTAATTACTAATGTTAGGAAATTATTTTTATCACGAAATCATAAGGAAGACAGTTATAGCGTTTGGTACGCTCTTTAACGATATTTACGTTCGTCATGATGATCAAGCAGGAAATGTAATATCTGAATTAAAAGTTCCAGTTGCATACGGTCCAAGACAAAAATTTTTAGCAAGAATACAACAACAACCAGAATTAAATAAAGCGACTCAAATCACATTACCTCGTATGTCATTTGAGATTACGGGTATCAATTATGATGCTACAAGAAAAGCAGGTATTACACAAACGTTTAAGGCAACAGATGCAGACGATGGCGATAAGTTAAAAAAAGTTTTTATGCCCGTTCCTTATAATCTAGGGTTTGAGTTAAATATTTTATGTAAATTACAAGATGATGGATTACAAATATTAGAACAAATTTTACCATTCTTTCAACCTGGTTTTACACTATCAATTGATTTAGTTAAGTCAATTGGTGAAAAAAGAGATGTGCCGATGATATTAAATTCAATCAATCAACAAGATGACTATGAAGGGGATTTTTCAACAAGAAGAGCACTGATATACACATTATCCTTTACTGCAAAAACATTCATGTTTGGACATATTGCTAATACTCCAGAAGGACTTATCCGTAAGGTTCAATTGGATTACTATGCTGATACAAATACACAAACAGCAAAAAGAGTACAAAGATATACTGTTGTACCAAAGGCGAAAAAGGATTATAATCAAGATAATGTTATAGATACTAAAGATGAACCATTCATTGAACCTGGTGATGACTTTGGATTTACGGAGACACGTTCGTTCTTTGCTGATGGAAAAGATTTTAGTCCTACTCGAAAAGTAGATATCTAATCATGAAAAACTCTTATGACTCATTGAATGATACTTTTAACACTGATCCAGTTGAAGAAACTGACATTGTAAAAGAAGAGCAGAGAAAAAGTCAAATACAAAAACTTACTGATGATGTAAGTAAGGATTATGATTATACAAGAGGTAATTTATATTCTTTGATTGAAAAGGGTCAAGAGGCAATAAATGGTATTATGGAAGTTGCTGGTGAAACTGCAAGTCCAAGAGCATATGAGGTTGCTGGACAATTGATTAAAAGTGTTGCAGACACCACAGATAAGTTAGCAGACTTGCATAAGAAATTAAAAGAGATTGATGAAGATAATCCTAAAAAACAAAGCACAGTTACTAACAATGCATTATTTGTTGGTTCAACGAGTGAATTGTCAAAAATGTTAAAAGATGGAATACTAAATAGTAATAACTCTGAATAATCATAATGGGCAAAAAGTCCTGCAAAAAGGGATTTTACT